GCCGATCGAGGACGACGACATCGAAGCGACCGAAGAAGCGATGCGGCTCGAAAAGGAGAAGGAGAAAGAACAGAAGCGGGAGGCGGTGCGGGGGATCTTCAACACGAACGTGTGGAACGACGAAGACATGTGGGAGTCGCGATGACGGATTACAAGTGTCGGACGTGTCGCGCGCGAATCGCCAACCACCGGGGCTGTTGTCAGACGTGTTACTGGAGACATCTTAAGGCGATCAAGGAGAGTAGAATCACATGGGACGAGTTGGAAGAAAAGGGTCAAAGCCTCCCAGCGAAGCCGAAGACAATCGGACCAGTCCTCCAAGCGTGGTACAAGGAACGAGTCGCGAGGAGGTCCACCACCCTCGACACTACGTCGAGGGAAGAAAGCACGAGCCGATCGACGTGATCGAGGATTGGCAACTGAGCTTTCATCTGGGTTGTGTCCTCAAGTACCTCAGTCGCGCGGGACGCAAGGGGGATCGACTGATCGACCTGGAAAAGGCACGGTGGTATCTCGACCGCGCGATCAAGGCAGAACGGTAACCAGCATGATCGGCAGACTCTTTCACTGGCTCACGCGCAAGGGCATTCCCGCCGGCGCGACCCGCGCGTCCATGGCGGGTGGGACAATTGACGCGTACCAGCGGCGCCGGGAGCCGACCGCCCGCGAACTCATGGCCGAACTGAAGGCCACGGCCTGGACGTGTGCCACGATCAACGCGGGCGCGGTAGCCAGTCATCAGCCGAGACTCTACATCAAGACCGCGCCGGGGCAACCACGGCCCAAGTGCAAGACGATCTCCGCCCCCCACGTCACTCAGAAGGCGTACCGACTCGGCGCGGACGTGGAGGAGGTTCTCGAACACCCGCTACTCACGCTGCTCTGCCAAGTCAACCCGTATCAGAACGCATTCGACTTATGGGAATTGACCACGCTCTATCAAGAGATCACCGGCAGCGCGTACTGGCTAATCGAGCAGGGGCCACTGGGCACGCCCGTCAACATCTGGCTCCTCCCGAGCCATTGCGTGACGCCGGAACGGGAGACAGATTCCAAGAATCTAGTGGACTACTACAGCTATCGCTCAGGCAGCGTCGAAACACGGTACTCACCCGAAGAAGTCATCAGTTTCAGTTACCCGGACCCGAAAGACCCGTACTTGCGGGGGTACTCTCCACTTCGGGCCTGCATCGAGCAGGTTCGATTGGCCAGTGAGTACGCAGCGTTCAGAACGGCCAAGTTCGCGAACCACGCCCTTCCCGACGCCATCCTCAGCCCAGAGGAAGTGATCGGCGAAGAAGAACGGGATCGACTTGAAATGCTGTGGAATCAGCGGATGCGGCGGGGTGGTGCCGGCAAGGTCATCGTGGCGGAAAGTAAACTCCACATGAGCCTCCTGGCCCATTCCATGGGCGATCTCGCGCTCTTAGCCGACGCGAAGGCTACGAAGGAAGACATCGCTCTGACCTTCGGCGTGCCCCAGCCCTACGTCAGCGGCGAAACGAATCTGGCGAACCTCCAGGCCGCGCGGGAACAACACGGCACGTTGACTCTACGGCCGCGCATCCGGCGCCGCGATGAACGACTCAACGAGCGGCTCGTTCCGTTGTACGACGACACGGGAAGGCTCTTCCTGTGGACTGAAGATCCTGTGCCGGAAGACCAAGACTTCGCGATGAGACGACGGAATTCCGCCGTGCAGTTGGGGTACATGACGCCAAACGAGGCAAGAGGCGAGCTGGGCCTGGCGCCAATCGCCGGCGGGGACGCGCTACAAGCCAATCAACCGAAGGAGCCGAAGGAGCCGAAACCAGACGTAGGTTTACCACCGCAGCGGGACGGCGACGGCGACGGGGAAGCAGGCGAAGGAGCAAGTGAATGAACTGGGCAAAAGAATACGGCGACTGCGAAGGTCCATTGGGTTTTCCAATGCCAACCGATGCGGCCACGCAGCTAGACGACCTCCTCAAGGCGAATCCGGATTGGGAGTACCAGCGCCTGACGATCGAGAAGGCCGCGCCAGAGCTATCAACCGGAGAGCGAGCAGACATCAGTTGGATCAGCACGGAATCCGTCGATGCCGACAAGGAAATCGTGTTGGCATCCGGGTTCGACGACTCAGTGTTCAAGCACAATCCGATGGTAACGTTGAACCACAGCTATTGGAGTCCACCCGTCGGCCGCAGCGTATGGCGACAGAAGGTGAAGGAAGACGGCAAGCGGGGGGTTAAGGCGAAGACGACGTACCCCTCACGGGAGGCCGGGTGGCCCGAGGATCAGCCGTGGCCCTCCGACCCGGCATGGGCACTGGTGAAAGCCGGCTTGATGCGCGGCAAATCGATCGGTTTCGTCTCTCTGATCTCACGCCCGCCAACGGACGATGAAATCCGCAAGCATCCGGAGATGATGAACGTGCGGCGGATTATCGAGAAGTGGCTGCTGGTCGAGTACTGCTGCTGTTGGCGGCCGGCTAACCCGCAAGCTGTGGTGGAGCAAGTCGCCAAGTACGACCTGCGGCCTCTGGACTTGAAAGCATTTGGGATCGAGCCGAAGCAAGGGCAGCCGCCACCCCCACCCCCACCCCCTGGTAGTCCCGCCCCGGCTTACTTCCCCTTCACGCCGTTTTGCGAAGTCGAAAAGGCGATCCAGCGGGGAGTTGAATCACTCGACTTGAACAAACTGGCCGACGAGGCCATCAAAGTCGGTTATCACCGGGCGCGTGGCAGGGTGTAGAATAAGGGATGCCGTCAAGGAAGACGGTCACTCTTAGGACGGGAGTGCTTCCAAAGAAGGAAGTGCAGGCGTGTGAGGGGGGAAGTCACACGCCTGTTCGGCCCGGTCAAGTGAGGGGATGTTAAGGGCAGGCATCCTCAATGGTGTCGAAGCCATTCCGGGCACTAACAAGGTAAGCCGTGAGGGAACACCCATGTTCGTCGAGTTACTGAAGGACTTCCTGGGTCAGAAGACAGGCACGAGACTCGACGTGAGCGAGGCCGACGCGAAGGGGATGGTCAGCGCTGGCACGGCCAAGGAGTGTCCGGACGACCTAATCGGCAAAGCGGTAAGCGAGGCGATGGCGAAAGCCATGGAAGGCATCTCGGGTGCCATGGGCAAGGCGGTCGATGCCGCGCTCAAAGACTTCAGTCAGGCGAGTCAAAAGAGTCGGCGGCACGGCGTACCCGCAATATTCGGCGAGGGCGGCAGTGGCGACCCGAACCGCACGTTCGGCGCCTTCCTCCTAGCCGTCCGGTCCCGCGATTACGTCAAGTTGGAAGAGTTCGGGTCGCGGCTAGTCGAGTGGGACGGGGACACCAGCGTCAAGGCGGCAATGAACACGACGACGGGAACCCAGGGCGGGTTCACGGTACCGACGGACCACTTCGGCCGGCTCATGGCGCTGGCGACGGACATGAGCGTGGTGCGCAAGCGGGCGACAGTCGTGCCCATGTCGGCGCGGGAGGTGGAGATTCCTGCCATCGACTACACGACGGCCCCCAGCGCTGGTGACACCGCGTTCCTGGGGGGACTGGTAGCCAGGTGGACGGAGGAAGGGGGCGACAAGAACCAGACGGAGCCGACGTTCACAAATCGGGTGGTGAAGAACTACGAGTTGTCCGGCTACTCGAAGGTGTCGAACGCGCTACTGGCCGACAACGCGGTGGGGCTTGAAGCGTTCCTGATGACGCTGTTCGCCCGCGCCATCGCGTGGTACGAGGATTACGCCTTCCTGCGAGGCAACGGCGTAGGCAAGCCCCTAGGGCCCGTGCTGTGGGCGGGCCTGATCTCCGCGAGCCGATCGGCCGCCAGCGCCTTTGCCCTGGACGACGCGGCGGAGATGATCTCGCGACTCCTACCGGGCTACGACGGGCGGCACGCCTGCTGGGCCATCCACCCGACGGTGATCCACAAGCTATTCCAGATCGTCTCGTCCGGCGGCAGCTTCGGCTTCCTGACCGACGTGAAGGACACGCCGCGAATGACACTACTAGGGCTGCCCGTGGAAGTCACCGAGAAACTGCCCACGCTCAACACCGCCGGCGACATCCTGCTCGGCGACTGGCAGCACTACGTCATCGGCGACCGCCAGCAGGTCGAAATCGCGTTCAGCGAACACGCGGCATTTACCACCAACCAGACCATCTGGCGGTTTGTCTCCCGCGTCGGCGGCCTGCCCTGGCTCAAGGACAAGGTAACGCTGAGTGACGCATCGAGTACCCTAAGTCCCTTCGTGGCCCTGGCGGCCGGATAAGGAAGGACCATGAAGCGGTTTCACGAACAGTGGGCGATCATCTCCGTCCTCGACCCAATTGACGCCAACGCAGTCGATTCAACAGGCGACGAGATCGACTTATCGAAGTGGGACGAAATTGTCGTCATCGCCTGCGCCGGGGTGGTAGCAGCGAGTAGCACACTAACGCTGAATTTTCAGGCGTCGGCCACGTCGGGCGGCGGGCTAACGACTGTCACCGGGAAGACAATCACGGGGACAGCGACGTCGGACACGTTTCAGTACATCATGACGGTATTACCCGAGGAGGTTGTAGCGCAACTGGGCAACACCTACCGTTACGCGAAGGTGGCGTACACATTCTCGGCGCACAGTCAGCTATGGACAATCATCGTGCTGGGTCGGGCAAAGTATAGCCCGTTGACGGCAGACGATCTGAGTACGGTGCAGACTGTGATCGATTAACCATCAAAAGGAAGCACCTCTCCATGGTGTGTCCGTCGCGAGGTGCGAGGGGGGAAATGCTTTTCTCAAAAGCGTAGTACCCTCTCTCTTTTTCGGCAGAAGGTCATGGCGGACATCATCATCGTAAGAGGGGACAGTTCGCAAGGGGTGCCGGATTGGAGTGACGAGGAGACGGCATTCGTCAAAGCAATCGAAGAGTACCGAAGAACGAGAGGCCGCCCCTTTCCGACGTCCCGCGAGGTACTAGCCGTGTTAAAGAGTCTGGGGTATCGGCAGGTGGAGGCGCCGGGGCCGTTGCCCAGGCCGAGGCGTCGAAAGGGGGGAACAACGGGTCATGGCGAGCAATCACATAGCGATTGACGTGAGCAAACGGCTGGGAGTACGGCTGCGGCGGGGAGTGGACCAGGCACGGGAAGCGCTGACCACACTGACGGAGACGAAGGACGTGATGGAAGAGATGATCGACATGGCGGATTACTCAGTGGTGGAGGCGCAGTACGGGCTGCCGGCGGGGAAAGGGCAATCGGCGTACAACTTGGTGGTGGCGGCAAGGGCGGCGATCAACTCAACGGCGACGGCGCAGTTGATAAACCGGCTGGGATGAGGACTGATGACCCGTGGCGTTGACCGACAACCTGATCGCGTACTGGAAACTCGACGAGTCCTCCGGGACGCGGAACGACGAGGTCGGCTCCAACGACTTGACCCAGTCCGGCACCGTGGGCAACGCGGTCGGGAAGCTAACGAACGCAGCGGACTTCGACGGGACGGACGACTATCTGGAGTGCGCGGACAATGCGGACCTGTCGGTAAGCGACATCGACTTCACGCTGGCGTGTTGGGTGTACTTCGACAGCGTGACCGGGGTGCGCGACATCGCGGGGAAGTGGTCCTCGGGCGGCTTCGGCGAGTACTGGATCGACCTGAATTCGTCGGCACGGCTCCGCTGGAACGTCGAGGAAGCGGGCAGCGGCGGGACGCCGGTCAGCGCGACGACATTCGGGGCGATCAGCACGGGAACCTGGTATTACGTCGTCGGCTGGCACGACGCGACGAACAACCAAATCGGGATCTCGGTAAACGGGACGGCGGCAGACACGGCGTCACACTCGGCAGGGGTTACGGACTCCAGCCGGCCCTTCCGCGTCGGCGGAATGCACGGGACGTCCAACTACCTCAACGGGAGGGTGGACGCCCTAGGGTTTTGGAAGCGGAAACTCAGCGAGTCGGAGATCAGCCAGCTGTACAACTCGGGGAGCGGCTTGGAGTACCCGTTCTCCGGGGGCGTGTTCGACCCGGCAACGAGTTACTTTCCGCTGACCCCGGCGGCGTACTTGCCCAGGAGGAGGCCGAGAGTGCTGGCGTACAACGCGGAAGGACAGAGGGGCTCGACGGGGCCAGATGAAACACCGGGGGAGACGTAAGCAATGCCAAACCGATACACCACAGTTCACCAGACGCCTGCCGGCACGGGCTTGCCCATCATCAATTTGACCGGCGGGACCGGGGTGCGAATCAACCTGTCCCACGTCGTCTTCGGCAGTGACGCCACGCCGGCAGACGTCACTGGCGAGTTCGTGATAGCGCGAACCGACGACGCGGGAACGGGCGGCACAGCGTTGACAGAGAATCTGCTAGACCCGCTGAGTCCGGCGGCCACAGTTGCCGGGGTGGGTGGGACGTTCGGGGCAGACCCAGCCAGCACGTCCAACGGCAACCTGATGATGATTCCGCTGAACCAGCGAGCGACGTTCACTTGGTGGGCTCGCGAGGGGTTCGAGCTTCTCAGTGCCCTGGCATCAGGCGACGGTCTCATGCTGGAGTGTACGGGAATGTCTTCAGGCACCCCAAACATAAACGGAACCCTGATGTGGTTCGAGTGAGGTACACGCGATGCCGCTGAACACGCAATCAATCGACGCCAAGACCTTGAAGAAGATCAAGGAAGGCCCGCGATTCACGCGCCAGGTGCAAGGGGCTTCCGGGCCGATGACGCTAACGTTCGCGAAGCTGGACCAGAGGGAGGAGCCATCCGCAGAAGCGATTCAGCGCTGGTACCAGCGTTACGCTTATCCCAAAGAAGGCTTCTGCCACATTCCGGTGGACAATTTCACGCGGGACGAGAAGGGCAACATCGCCCGTTACTGCTGGTGCTACTTGGTGGGATGACGTATGAGACACTCGGCCCTGCACGGCCACGGATACGCGACCTGGACCGGGGGCGACGGCAAAGACGTCGAGCGGGACAGCCTCCAGTGCTGCCACTGCGGCAAGCACTTCTGGGTCACGCCGGGCAGTGGCAAGCGGCGTGGCTTTTGCACCAGGTGCGCCCAAGTCACGTGCGGGAGTGAAATCTGTGACGCTTGCGTGCCGCAGGAACAGATGCTCGACAACAAGGCGAGGGGCAAGCCACTCGACTACAGGCCCGTGATCGTCAGTCCGGGCGGGGTGATTCTTGGCTAACTCGATCCAGTACCCGGCCTACGTCGAACCCATTTCCGCCCAGGGCGACGGGATCCCGAGTCCGTCAAGCTGGATGAGTACAGGGGGTCAGTCGGCCGCCGTGAAGCCCACGCCGCACCGGCGGCGCCAGGGGCACACTGAGGCCGTGAGCGGCTTCGCGTCGGCGTTCGACCCCGGCGTCTCTGGGTTCCCCTGGCCCGTGCAGCAAGGCCCAATCAAGCACAGGGAGCCAAGCCCCAACGCCAGCCAACTAGTCTGCGGCCAGGACGAAGACGACTTCGCGCCGGCGGAGGTCATCACCCTGGACAAGTGGTGGATGCCGCAGCAGAGGCCACTACGTCACCGCATCTGGGTTCCCCTGCCCTACACGCCGTACACCCAGGAAACCCCGGCGGTCGTTCTACCCCGGAAGTTCCGGCTCTTCGCATCACGACAGACGAGCCTGATCTTGCCCGCCAGACGAACCGCGAGCTTTCTCTTCGGGGTAAACCCCATCATGAGCATCCCCTCGAACTTCAGCTTCTTCCGAGGCGAAGATGTCGTCCTCGACTTCCAGCTCTCCCCCGTCGAGGACATCACCGGCTGGACCCTCTCCCTCAAGGTGGCCGACACACTCGGCGGCAGCGTGCAGTTCACGAAGTCACCGACAATCACCGACGGACCACGGGGCAAGTTCCGGACCACGATCGCCAGTGCCGACACGGCAAGTCTCACCGCCGGGCGGTACACCTGGGACGTCCGCCGCACCGACTCGGGCAGCAAGGCGACCCTGGCACACGGCGAGATCAACCTTTTGCGCGAGGTGACCGCATGACCGAAGAAGACAAGGACGAAACCTGTATCGAGTGCGAAGGGGACGGGTGGGTATACGACCCGGCCGAGGGCACCATAGTCTGTCCAGTGTGTGACGGGGAAAGTGCCACATGACCACTCCCAACCTCATCTCCCGGGAGCGGGCCAAGCTCAACCTGCCCAATGCCAGCACCAGCGACGATCGCACGATCGACGCCTTGATCGGCGCCGTCAGCGCTGCGATCCAGAAGTACTGTCGGCGGAACTTCACGCTCCAGCGCTACGACGAACTGGTTAACGGCACGCATGCCGACGTTCTCATCCTGCGCGAGTACCCCGTTCAGTCCGTCGAGAGCGTGCGCTATTCCCCTCAGTCCGTCCTCGAAGTTCAGAACAGCGACACCTCCACGAATCAGCAAGCCCGCGTCAGCGTCACCAGCAGTGGCCTGGAATTGACCCGTACCGCATCGGGAACCCTGACCCGCGATACGACCGTCACCTGGTCCTCGAACGCCACCATGGCAGCCGTAGCGTCCGCAATCACCACACTGGCCAACGGCTGGACGGCACGGGTCACTTCCTCAGACTTCAACCTCTACCCGAGCCAAGACCTATGGATCACACCAGCAACGGGAGACGCGAACCAGTCCCACGGCGCCTTCGACTGTCGAGGACGTTACGCCGGCCTGCCGCTTCATGTAAGCGAGCTTGGCAGTTACGTCTGGGACAGTCGCGGCTGGCTGTATCGGCGGGACAACTGGGACGACCAGGGGGGTGAGACGTGGACTCCCTCGTTCCCATGGAACGGCCCTCAAGGCCATTGGCGTGTGCAATACAGCGCGGGCTTTCAAGAAGTGCCGGAAGACGTGCAAGAGGCCGCCGCGCAGTGGATCGCCATGCTGCACTATCAAACCACCCGCGACCCTCACATACGCCAGGACTCCAGTGCCCCCTCCGGAGGCACCGCCACCTTCAAAGGCTACGGCGAACCGGAAGGCCCGCCGGCGATCGTGAGGGCCTTACTCTCCCCCTACCGCCGAAGGATTGCCTGATGGCCCTAAACACGATTGACGTGGCTGCGGATCCGCACTTACTGTACGTGATCTACGATGACGTTTCCCTCGATCTCATCGTCACCGTTCGCTGCGTGACGTACCTGTACCCGTATGCCACCTACGTCTTCCCGATGATCTCGGTCACCGACTTCGACCACTTCGCGGCAGCAGCAAACCGTGGCATGCACTACCAACAG